TTATCTATAGTGCTTATTTAATTTAAGCATCACCTTTCCACCAGATATGCCGTCGTAGACAAACCAATCTTTCTGACTGTTAGTTTTACTAGCTGGTGCAACGCCAACAAGGGCATTATAGCGAGTATAGAGACCGCCATAAAAGTTTTGCGAACTTGATTCTATAGAAGAATCTTGCATTTGTGCATATAAATTCAATTGTCTTACAAGCGTATCAGCAAAATCAAGCGCAAGAGATGGATCGGTAGAATCATCAACAACTGCAGTTATAGTTATTGTATCATCTTTTACTCCGATATAATAATCGTTAACATAGGTGTAATCTGGATCAAGTGGTAAGTTCGCTTTTAAATCAGATATACATTTGTCCATATCTAACGAAGATACTGTCTGCGTATCCGATGTGGAAGAAGCAGAATCTTTCCCTTGGTCAGATGATTCGCTTTCGGATGAGTTTGCTTTATCTGAAGAATCTTCAGTGGTAGCTTCATCACTTTTTTTATCAGATTTTACCGTTTTTTCTTTTTTCGTATCAGACTTAGAACTTGAAGAATCTGTTTTAGATCCACCGCAAGCTGAAAGCGATAATGCCATTACGCTTGCAAGCAGCACTGCTACGATTTTCTTTTTCATATGTTTTTCCCTTTCATTTTATTTGTTTCAAATGTTTCATTTCTTGTTTTTTCCAGAGTTTATTTATCCAATCAGCATCTCCGCCATACAAATACTTTCGTATCAAGAGGGCTGCATATTTATGGTTAGAGATACTGGATAAATCAAAATCTAATTAGTAAATTTAATTTTAGTACAATCTAGCATTATATCACGTCCTTGAACATATCCACCTATACATCCATTTTCTCCAAGATAGATACTGGCGGAATCAAGTTCTTTCATGATATCCTCGTCAGTAATTGTGCTATCAAAGATGTGAATTGTTGTAGTGTAGATTTCTAATGCAATATCATCAGAAGCAGCTGTTACATATATTCGAATGCAATCATTACTGAAATTTCCATAATTTACAATGCTTATAGGGGATCCAGCAATTGTACCTTTTTTCCCAACAGCGTTATCATAGGCATGTAATCTAAATTCTGTTTGATAATCCGAACCATGAATATCCATATCAGTTATGTCTGTGATTGGGGTAGAAGCCGAACCGTTATAAAGATTTATAAATTGGTCTATTGTCGCAAATTCATCTTCTGTTTTAGATTTACTTTTTGGGACTACTTTTTGTTTTGAAGTTGATTGTTTTTCTTTAACAGTCTTAGTGTGAGAGGTGGTCTGACTTGTTTTACTTTTTGAAGATTGAGCACTCTCATGAGAACTTTTTGCACAAGCATTAAAAGTTAAACTCAATGTGAGAATTGAAAAAAACAATACAGTGATTTTTTTCATAAAAATTCTCCTTTTGTTATAATTTTTTTAATATCATCAAGTTAGGGATAAAATAAATTGTGTAGTTATCTACAGTTTTGTATTCCCCGTATTTATCCCGGTAACAGTCAATGCAGTCTTCCAGATATTCTTCTGTAACATCCAGATACTCTGCAATTTCATATTTATCTTTACAACCATGTTCATAAGCTCTGATCAGACCGAATAATCCGATGCTGCGATTGTATCCCCAGAGCCGTGCCTGTCGCTCTTGTTTTCGATTACCGGTATATTCCATGTCAATAATATTACCGATAGAAGTGTAGTGGTGACCGAGTTCTTCTGCCAGAACACAGGCTTTTTCTGTAGTTGTATCTATATTATCTCTGATAGCAACAGTGCCATTACAATATAATCCCTTTATTCCATTACTTTCAAAAGGATAATCAATAACATCTATACCGTCTTTGCAGGCTTCTTCCTGTAGCTTCTCATATGTATTCATACAAACACCTCCCGCTCGAGTATATCAGATAAGCTGTTCTATAAATTACTTAGCTCGTTTATTCTTTACGAATTCAGCAAACTGTCTGATTTCATCCAGCTCAGATTCGGTGTATTCTTCACCGTCAAAATGAGCTGCAAGGGTAGTTGGCTCATCGTGTTCATCGTCTGCCAAATAATCAATAGTGCATCCAAGATAAGAGGAAAGCTTTTTTAACGTGGAAAGTTTTACATTATCAGTTCCTTTTGTGTAAAACCCCGCTATGGTTGTATATGGAATTCCCGATTCTTTGGATAAGACGGATTTATTTATTCCCTTTTCAGCCATTAAGGCATCTAATTTATCAGTAAATGACATATCGCGTACCTCCTGTTACTTCTAATTATACATATAAAATAGACTTTGTAAAGTAAAAAATTACCCCACAAAGTAAAAAAATACAATTTAGAGGTTGACAAATTACCCTGTAACGTTTATATTATAATCACAAACTACCCCGCAGGGTAATAATGAGAGGAGAGTGAAAATGTTTTCAAATTTAAATGCAGAAATGGGAAGAGCGAAATTGTCTATTAAAAGCTTATCTGAACTGACAGGAATAAATTATGAAACTTTGAAATTGAAGTTCAGAGGGGTAACAGAATTTAAGTTGTGTGAAATGGTAGAAATCAAGCGGAAAGCATTCCCAGACAAAACATTAGATTACTTATTTGCAACAGATGATTCGGGTTCAGAAGAAGGGAGGAAATAAATTGGAAATCGCGGTTGGCCTGTATATTGTTGGAATTACTTTAATAATGGGATATCTGATAAACAAATATCCCAGAGAAACGATAGCTATTATATTCCTTTACATAATGGTGCTATTACAAGTTGTCCAAAAATATTTTCAACAGAAATAGTAAGAACAACATATACGCAACAATCAAAAGACGTGTGGACAAGAAACCTAGTATTAGACTGAAAAAGGCAATTGCTGGTAATTCAATCCATATACAAGCGAATATCATGCGGATTTTTGAATGATATTGTTCGTAGTTGATCCGATAAGAAATGCTGCGGACAGGAATATGGGCTTGCTTACATAATTTGTCATATGTTTTTGAAATTTGGTCACAAATTCGAAACCATTGATTATAGCCATATTTATTCTCCTGCAGAGCAGAGGGTTTTTCAAGCCAACGAATCTCTTGACGTAAAACGGGGTCAATAAGAAGAGAGTGTGAATTTTCTAATTCATAGTATTTAGAAAGAAAGGGGGATATATCATCGAGAGATACTTTTTTGTAAAGAAAAGGTTCAATTTCTAAAAAGAGTGGGTGATAGACCTTATCGAGTCTTTCACGAGCTACAGTAGAGAGATTAGAGTTTCGACTAATTAGTAAAGTAAAGATGCCAAGCGTGAGCGTGACAGATGGTTCTAATAAAATATTTATAATTTTTCCTAAATTAATGCTTGATACAAACGAAAGCATGTCAATTTTCCTTTCATCATTTGATAGGAAAATTATACCAGAGAACCGCAACAAGTACAAACCATTCCACATAACCTATAAAGAGGTGATGCAGTTGAAACATATATTTATTTTAAGACTTATACGAAAAGAAGATGGAAGTCTTATTTCTGAAAGAGATATGGATACTATGGAGGAAAAAGATAAGGATGAAGCCGTGAATGAGTTAAACGGGAATTCTGTTGGATATTTAGGATACCAGAAAGAGAAAACCGCTTAGGCGGTAGAAGGGAGGACAAGCATGAAAAGAAGAGGACCAAGAACAAAATGGCAGAGAATCATCAGAGAAACAATATTTGAGGTTCTGATTGGCGCCGCAATCGGACTTGCATTTGATGCAATGTTATTTATCTGGTTGCTTGTAAGGTGAAGGAGGTGAGGACATTGCAAGAGATACCAAGACTGATGGATGATCATGAGTTCCAGAAAGAACTGGAAAGAATCCGGGAGCACTTAGATGCGATCAGTAAGGATTCAAATACCGTAGAGGTGCGGAGAAATTACCTGATCAGCTGGGTGACAATACCATCAGCAAAAATCTATACGCCGGATCAGTTAAGACAGATATTTGATCTGACGTGGAAATAAGAAGAGCACCCGTATAAGCCGGCAAGCTTCGGGCGCTCAGAAAATTAGTCAACTATATTATATGAGAAGAAAGGGAATTAGTCAAATGATTAAAGCAACATCACAGTCCGTTTGCAGCGGAATAACGGGATGCCAGGTAGAACTACTTGGATCAGGAGCAGAACTGATAAAGGAATATAAAGGAGTTACAGTGGCAATGTATAGATCACTTCGCGGACATATGCCAGAAGAACTGGCAAAAGAAGTTCTGGTAAGTATTACAAAGGAAGCCATTAAACAGGCGGAGGAGAAAAGATGAAGACGCTGAAAATTACAACGGATAATAAGATATCAATTATCGATCCGGATTTTGATCATAAAAGCCTGAGAGAAGAAGTCGGCGGATATGTAGAGTTAGTGAGAACCCAGAAACTGCTGGATTATTTCAAAACCAAAGTAGTCATGATCGTAGATGAAGAAGGTCTTGTGAAGAATCTTCCGGTGAATCCGATGGGATGTTATTTCTATGACACGAACAAACATGGGAATCCTATTGTAGGAGATGTGATCTTAGGCCTGCTGGTTGGATTCGATATGCATGTTACCGGGTTAGGTGATCGGGATGCAGAGCAGTGGATGGAGAAGATGTTAAAAGATTTTCCTATATTGAAAAGAGGAGATGAATAGAGATGGCAGATAGTATCAAGATTAATAAGTTGGAAATTGAAAATGTAAAGAGAATCAAAGCCGTAAAGATTGAACCGACAAAGAACGGATTAACGATCGTCGGTGGGAATAACAATCAGGGAAAGACTTCTGTATTGGATTCTATTGCCTGGGCGCTTGGAGGAGATAGATACAAGCCTTCCAATGCAACCAGAGACGGATCAACGATACCGCCAAATTTACATATTGTTATGAGCAATGGTTTGGTTGTAGAGCGCAAAGGAAAGAACAGCAGCTTAAAGGTAACAGATCCGAACGGAAACAAAGGCGGACAGCAGCTGCTTAATGATTTCGTGGAACAGTTGGCGCTGGATCTTCCGAAGTTTATGGAATCCTCCGGAAAAGAAAAAGCGCAGACATTATTAAAAATTATTGGTGTGGGTGATCAGCTGACAGCTTTAGAGCAACAGGAAAAAGAACTTTACAATGAAAGATTGTATGTAGGACGTACAGCTGATCAGAAAGTAAAGTTTGCAAAAGAACAGCCGTATTATCCGGATGCTCCGAAAGATCTGGTGTCTCCATCAGATCTGATTAAACAGCAGCAGGAGATTCTTGCAAGAAACGGTAAGAATGAGGAATACCGCCGGAATGCAGTGAATATGAAAGCGGAATACGATTCCCTGAATATGGAGATTGAGAATCTCAGAAAGATGCTTCAGGAGAAGATGGACCGGCATGAGGCATTATCAGAAGCCTTGGAAGCAGCCAATAAAACGGTAAGTGAGCTCCATGATGAATCAACAGCAGAGCTGGAAGCAAGCATCGCCAATATCGAAGAAATCAATCGTAAAGTCAGAGCGAATCTGGATAAGGATAAGGCAGAGGAAGATGCCAGGGCTTATCAGGACCAGTACAATGAACTGACAAAGAAGATTGAAGGTGTGAGAGATCAGAAGACAGAACTTTTGAATGCTGCAGATCTTCCATTACCGGAATTGTCTGTAAAAGAAGGTGAGCTTATATATAAAGGCCAGCAGTGGGATAACATGTCTGGATCTGACAGACTTAAGGTCTCCACTGCAATTGTTCGAAAGTTGAATCCGAAATGTGGATTCGTGTTATTGGACAAGCTGGAACAGATGGATTTAGTAACATTGAATGAATTTGGACAGTGGCTGGAACAGGAAGGCTTACAGGCGATTGCCACAAGAGTCAGCACCGGAGATGAATGCAGTATCATCATTGAAGATGGTTATGTAGTCAAAGACCTGGAAGCCGGTAAAGCAGAAGCTCCGGCAGCTCCAACATGGAAAGCAGGTGTATTTTAATGGAAATTACGAGAGGAAAAATCCAGAAAGCAAAAAAAGTTGTGATCTATGGTCCTGAAGGTATTGGTAAATCAACATTCGCAGCAAGATTTCCGGGAGCAGTGTTTATTGATACAGAAGGAAGCACGAACGATATGGATGTGGCAAGACTGCCACGTCCTACCAGTTGGAACATGCTTTTTGATGAAATCGAATATATCAAGACGCATACAGATGAGTGCAGAACGTTGGTAATCGATACCGTTGACTGGGCAGAATTGCTTTGCGTGGAACATATTTGTGCTGTTCATAACAAGAAAGGAATTGAAGATTTCGGCTATGGAAATGGATATGTCTACACAAAAGAAGAGTTCGGACGGTTCTTAAATAAGCTGTCGGATCTGATTGAGGTTGGCATCAATGTGGTCCTGACAGCTCATGCACAGCTTCGGAAATTCGAACAGCCGGATGAACTTGGAGCTTATGACCGTTGGGAATTAAAGCTTGGAAAAAAGACACAGTCCCAGACTTCTCCACTGGTTAAGGAATGGGCGGATATGCTGCTTTTTGCAAATTACAAGACATTTTCTGTAGCGGTATGGAAAGACGGTAAGAAACATAAAGGACAGGGCGGTAAGCGTACCATGTACACCCAGCATCATCCGTGCTGGGATGCAAAGAACCGTTTCGGATTACCAGAAGAATGTGAATTTGATTATTCTGTGATTGCAGAGATTATCGAAGGAACAAAGAAATCTGTGCCGGCTCCTAAAGAAGAAAAGCCGATTGAAATTCAGAAACCATCAGTAAAAGATAATGATTTTATGAATATTCCAAAGGATACAGATGAAAAAGTTGATTTCGATACGGGCGCTAAGGTTGAAGAACCGGTTAAATCAACGGGCACGAAAGTGGAAGATTCTGTATTCCATATTGCAGAGTATATTCCAAAAGCATTAAGAGATCTGATGTATCCAAATTTAGTTTCAGAAGAAGAACTTATGGAAGCAGTATATCAGAGAGGCTTCTTCCCTAAAGGAACGCCCTTTCAGAATCTGCCACAGGAATTTATTGACGGCTGCCTGATCGGAGCATGGCCGCAGGTATTAGATGTAATCAAAACAATGCGGAGTCATTATGATATTCCGTTTGATAAATAAACAGGAGGTATAGATATATGAGTGAAGAATTAAAAGGAAGAGAGTTAGGCTGGGATGATGAAATTGAGAAAGGAGCCGATTATGTGCTTCTTCCGGAAGGTGAATATGATTTCACGATCGAGAGTTTTGAACGTGGACGTTTTGAAGGAAGCGATAAAGTTCCGGCGTGTCCAAGGGCAGAATTAAAAGTAAAAGTGGAAGCTCCGGAAGGCATGTGTCTGATGAATGAAAGTCTTTTATTGTATGATCGTATGCAGTGGAAACTTGCAGAATTCTTCTTGTCTATTGGTGCAGAAGAAGTAAATGGTAAAGTAAAAATGAACTGGAATATTGTCCCAAGAGCAACAGGTCGTGTAATCATCGAACAGCGTGCGGATCGTAAAGACCCAAGTAAGAAATATAATCATGTGAAGAAATTCCTCCCAAAAGCAAAAAAAGAATATAAGGCAGGATCATTTTAAATGGAGCTCCGACCATATCAGCAGCAAGCGAAGGATGCTATTTTCTCTGAATGGGAGAACGGCATCAAGAAAACGCTGCTGGTGTTGCCAACGGGATGCGGAAAAACAATTGTCTTTGCAAAGGTTGCAGAAGAATGTGTTAAGGGAGGAAGCCGCGTCCTGATACTGGCGCATAGAGGTGAGCTGCTGGATCAAGCGGCAGATAAAATCGGTAAGTCCACAGGACTCGGCTGTGCAACCGAAAAGGCAGAACAGACATGTTTAGGAAGCTGGTTCCGGATTGTAGTAGGATCCGTACAGAGTATGATGCGGGAGAAAAGATTGAACCAGTTTCCAAATGATTATTTCAATACGATCATCATTGATGAAGCACATCATTGTATTTCAGACAGTTACCAGAAAGTATTGAGACATTTTCCGGATGCGGAAGTCCTTGGTGTAACTGCTACACCGGATCGTGGAGATATGCAGAATCTTGGCACGGTATTTGAAAGTCTGGCTTATGAGTATACTTTGCCAAAAGCAATCAAAGAAGGTTATCTGTCTCCCATAAAAGCAGTAACGATACCACTTAAGATTGATATGTCTGCAGTGGGAGTACAGGCCGGTGACTTCAAGAGCGGTGATATTGCAACAGCATTGGATCCATATCTGGAGAGCATTGCTGAAGAAATGGAAAAGTACTGCAGCAATAAGAAGACGGTTGTGTTTCTTCCACTTGTGAAGACCAGTCAGAAATTCCGGGATATATTAAACAATCATGGGTTTAAAGCTGCGGAAGTAAATGGAGATAGTAAGGACCGTGCAGAGATCTTAGAGGCATTTGATAAGGATCAGTACAATGTACTCTGCAATTCGATGCTGCTTACGGAAGGTTGGGATTGTCCGAGTGTGGATTGCATCGTGGTACTAAGACCGACAAAAGTCAGAAGCTTGTATTGTCAGATGGTGGGACGAGGAACCAGATTATCACCAGAGACAAATAAAGATCATCTTTTGTTATTAGACTTCCTGTGGCACACAGAACGGCATGAGTTATGCCATCCAGCATCGTTAATCTGTGAGAGTGCAGAGGTGGCACAGAAAATGACAGAAAACATGGAAAAGGATGCAGGATGTGTAATTGATATTGAAGAGGCAGAAAAGACAGCATCCGAGGATGTAGTGGCACAAAGAGAAGAGGCATTGGCTAAGCAGCTCTCTGAGATGAAGAGACGCAAGAAAAGGCTGGTAGATCCGCTACAGTTTGAAATGAGTATTCAGGCAGAAGATCTTTCCGGATACGTGCCCGCATTTGGATGGGAGATGGCTCCACCGTCAGAAGGTCAGAAAAAGACACTTGAAAAGTTAGGGATTCTTCCGGACGCAATTGAAAATGCCGGGAAAGCATCCAAGATTCTGGATCGTTTAGATAAACGTAGAAGAGAGGGGTTAACCACCCCGAAACAGATACGTTTTTTGGAAAGCAGAGGATTTCAGCATGTGGGTACCTGGCAATTTGAAACAGCAAAAAATATGATTGACCGAATCGCTGGCAATGGCTGGAGGGTGCCGAGCGGTATCATTCCAGCAGAATATAGAGGATAAATATGGAAAAGCATACAGACTTACAGGAAATAATTGAATATTTGAATCCAGCTGAGCTTGATTACCAGGATTGGGTGAATGTAGGAATGGCATTAAAACATGAGGGCTATTCTGTAGATGTATGGGATACATGGAGTAAAAATGACCGGCGGTATCACTCAGGAGAATGTGAGAAAAAGTGGAATACTTTCCATGGCTCTAATTCTCCGGTTACTGCCGGTACAATTGTTCAGTTGGCTATGGAGCATGGCTGGAAGCCTTCATATACAGCATATGAGCTTGGCTGGGATGATGAGATCAGTGCAGAAGGTCTTGTGGTAGATCGGTCATGGGTAGAAGGTAAAGAAATACATGAGCCTAGAAACTGGGACCCAGTAAATGAGATTACCCGGTATCTGGAAACACTGTTTGATCCAGGAGAAAATGTCGGATATGTAACGGGAAGCTGGGAGAAGACAGATGATAAAGGAACACGCTGGTTACCACAGAAAGGCTGTTGGGATCGTACTGCCGGGCAACTGATAGAAGCTTTAAACCATTGCAAAGGCGATATAGGCGCTGTTCTTGGTGACTACAATCAAGAGGCGGGAGCGTGGATCCGCTTTAATCCATTAGATGGAAATGGATGCAAGAATGAAAATGTGACAGAATTCCGTTATGCATTGGTCGAGTCTGATGCCATGGATCTGGAGCAACAGAATGCGATTATCCGGGAGCTGGAGCTTCCGGTTGCATGTCTGGTGTTTTCAGGAAAGAAAAGCTTGCACGCTATCGTTCGTGTGGAAGCTGCAGACTATAGTGAATATCGAAAACGTGTGGAATATTTATATGACATTTGTAAGAAAAATGGATTGATCATAGATACTCAGAATAAGAATCCATCACGTCTTTCAAGACTTCCGGGAGTTATACGTTCAGGAAGAAAGCAATATATCATTGATACGAATATTGGAAAAAGCAGCTGGCAGGAATGGTACGAATGGATAGAATCCATGAATGATGATCTGCCGGATACGGAATCACTGGAAAGCGTCTGGGATGATCTGCCGGCACTTGCACCGCCGCTCATTGAAAATGTGCTGAGACAGGGGCATAAGATGCTGATTGCCGGACCTTCCAAAGCGGGTAAATCATTTGCGCTGATAGAGCTGTGTATTGCCATTGCAGAGGGACGGAAATGGTTCGGCTGGAACTGTAGTCAGGGACGTGTATTATACGTGAATCTGGAGCTGGATAGAGCATCGTGCTTACATAGATTTAAAGATGTGTATGAGGCATTAGGCTGGTCTGCAAAGAATCTTTCTAATATAGATATTTGGAACCTGAGAGGTAAATCAATACCAATGGATAAGCTCGCACCGAAGCTGATCAGACGTGCTGCAAAGAAGAACTATATGGCGATCATCATAGATCCGATTTACAAGGTCATTACCGGTGATGAGAACAGTGCTGATCAGATGGCAAACTTCTGTAATCAGTTTGATAAAGTATGCAATGAGCTGGGATGTGCAGTTATTTATTGTCATCACCACAGCAAAGGAAGTCAGGGAGGCAAGAGGTCCATGGACCGTGCATCAGGATCCGGAGTATTCGCCAGAGATCCGGATGCCATGCTTGATTTAATTGAACTGGATGTTACAGACGATCTTCGCAAACAGGAACAGAATAAAACAGTATGTGCGACCTGTCAGACGTATTTAGATAGCCATTTTGGATGGGAAGATGATTTATCTCAGGATGATTTATGCAGCCAGGTGCAGATGATGAATTACTGCAGGGAACACTTATCGCCTATGCAGATGCGAGAACTGCAGAAGCAGATAGATACAAACTTGATCACAACGAACACGAAGACAGCATGGCGTATTGATGGAACTTTAAGAGAGTTTCCGAAGTTCAAACCGGTCAATCTGTGGTTCGATTATCCGATACATCACACGGATCAGTCAGGAGCACTGGATGATGTGCAGCCGGAAGATGAGAAGCCAAACTGGAAAAAAGGACAGGAAGCTCGTAAGAAACAGGGCGAGGTCCAGAGAAAGAATAAACAGGCAAAAGTAGACATGGCGATTGAAAGTTTCCGGTTTGAACATCATGATACATACCCGACTGTGAAAGAGTTATACGAGCAGATCAAGAGTAATTCAGAAGCTGTTGGAGAGAAATATCCGGCAGAAAAAACATTGTGGAACTCATTAAAAAAGTATGGATATACGACAGATAAAGAGACAAAAAGGATTATCCCGTTACCATAAATTTTTAGGTAGTGGGAACATTCCCAGTTTCTAAAAAATAAGGTAGTGGGAAGTTTCCCGATTTTCTTCCTATTTTCTGATTTTCAGGTAGTGGGAACATTCCCTCCCGGCACCTATATATACTACGTATATATATACATATCGGGAATGGGAATGTGCGGGCACCCCCTTTAAAGTGTGGGGCGATTGAAGTACGCCCCCACACACAGGCGGGAGCCCACCCAGCACAAACCAGGGTTCAGGGATGAAAAAAAGAAATTTAAAACTTTAAAGAGGTGAAGCGAAATAAATGACAGAGTTTTTTATGGTGATGGAGCCGCCTACAATTACACATCAGGAGCATAAGGTTACGGTTGTGAATGGCAGGCCGGTATTTTATGATCCACCGGAACTGAAAGCAGCAAAAGAAAAATTGATTGGTAACCTGTACAAGCATCGGATCGTGGAACCGTACAAAACAGGAGTAAGGCTGATCACGAAGTGGTGCTTTCCAAAGCAGAATCATGAAAACGGAGAGTACAGGATTACAAAGCCGGATACAGATAATCTGCAGAAGATGTTAAAGGATTGCATGACCAAGGTTGGATTCTGGAAGGATGATGCGTTGGTGGCATCGGAAATAACTGAGAAGTTCTGGGCGGATCAGCCAGGAATTTATATCAGGATAGAGGAATTGTGATGAAGATAAAAACAATGGCATTTCGTGAAGTATACAATCTGTTTGTGGATGTCTGGGAGCTGTATCGAAAATATGGTGCAAGAAGATTGGATGATGCGGAGTGCGAAGCAATGACACGAGAAGCGGATGCGATAAACGAAAAATATCAATCAGACCTTGCGAAAGATATGTTGGTAAGTGTGATCAGGGAAGTGTCAAAAGATGCACGAATGAAGATAAAAGATACGGAGGAATAGATCATGGAAAGATTAACACATAAAAGAGAGAACGGTATAAAGCGAGGGGTACTGGTCCCCGAATAAGAAACAGGAGTTGGTAGATAGACTGGCGATGTATGAGGACAGGGAAGATGCTAAGGACACAAATGTCCTCAGCAAATGGATTCCGATAAGTGAGAGATTGCCGGAGGATGAAAGTTACATATTGGTATCATTCGAGAATGCATCAATGCCGGATATCGCAAGATATGAAGAAAATGATGAAGGCGGTACATTCTATCCGGGAGATGATGAAAAATCATATTCAAGCTATGGAATATTTGTCAATGCCTGGATGCCATTGCCGGAACCGTATAAGGAGAAAACAGAATGACAAATAGGGAATATATGATAAATCTATTGCTGGACGGTTTGGAATCACGCTTGAACCGAGTAAGCATTGATGATGATGGTGCAAGCGAAGAAGCTATGATTTATTACAACATAAATTGTCCGTATTATGTAGGTGATAAAAGAGCATATTGCCGAAAAGAAGGTAGTCTAGTATCAAGTAGAGAGGTATGCGTAGATTGTAAAGCACATTGGCTTGAACAGGAAGTTGATGAATAAAAACAAAACGACGAAGGAGCTGAGAAATGATTGAACAGAGGAAGAGACAGAAGACAGGTAAAGCTGGATGATCAGCAACACTATAAGGAGTTGGAAGAAAGTCATGATGCGAAGGCAAGTGAGAGATTCCATACGCCAGCTTATCAGAGTTATTCGGTGGAGGATTACTTGCGGAAGATGGGAGTAGACGTAACGAAGGGAGTAGATGCCGGTGGACAAGAACATTCTGATTGAGTATGCGGATATGAAAGAAGAGATAAAGGATCTGCGGCGAAGAATTGAACAGAATAAAAAAGAATTATCCAGATTGAATGGACAAGTTGTTATGGATTCAGTATCATGCGGGAAGAAAGGAAAGAAACCACTGGGAACGGTTAAGATCACCGGCAGACCGGTCACGGCTATATCCCGGAAAGAATCATTGCTGAATAAACGGATCCGCAGACTGGAGGAACTGGAAGAGGAACTTCTGGAGTTGACGATACAGGTGGACGAATACATAGAGATGATAGAAAAGAGTGAGCTGCGGATTATCTTTCGGCTGTATTTTCTGGATGATTTATCATATCCGAAAGTTGCTGATCAGATGAACCAAAGGTTTCCAAAGCGCCGGACCAAGTATACGGATGAGAATATTCGTAAAAAAATTCAAAGATATTTTGAAAATGTCCCACAATGTCCGGATAAAAAGTGATAGAGTATAAACTGGAATTGATGAACAGATATTAAATCATTCGATTAATTCTCCCACAACCTAATAAAACCGAGAGAAGACACCTGGTGATGCGGGTGTCTTTTTCGTTGCGTAATGTCGAAGAATAGGATATTATAAAACTAAATTTATTAAAAGAGGAGAAAATTATGAAAAAGCACAAATCTTTAATCACCATAGGAACACTGATTATGTTAATTTGCATTCCGCTTTTTATAGCATTTATGTTTAACTTTAAATTTATAATAACTGATACTCAAAATGATTGGATTGGCTTTTGGGGAGGCTATTTAGGCGCTATCGTAGGAGGCATGATTACCTTATATGTAATGTTTGAAACTAATAAAGAGGCTAGAGAAAATATCAAAGAAACAATTAACAATGATAATGAACTAGCCAAAAGGGAAGAAAAAATAGAATATTTCAATAGGCTCGCATCAGTTTCTGCAGATTATTTATCTGCAAGCTCTAATATGTGTGCGGTGCTAAAGAAAACAATGACACAGTTGAATTTTGAGACTTATTTTTCGTCTTACGAAAGCATATATTTTGCTGCGAGAAAGCAAATAGAACTAGAAATATTGTTAAAAACTAGAAAAGATACATACAGAGTTAATGAAATTATCGAAAAAATGAGAGAAATTGAAGAACATTCTAATAAGGTTCAAGAAGAGTACGAACGAATTTGCAAAGAGGCTTTGGAAGATAAAAAACCAGCTGATAAAATTAATAGAGAGGAATTCTTTGGATGTGTAAATGGGATGTTTGATCGAATTCCAAATTTTCTAAAGACGGTAGAAAAAATAATTTATGACAATATAAATAAATAGAATGTACAGGCACCCTCCGGGGTGCTTTTCTAATGCAAAAATAAACCAGAATTGAAGGTGGTGAAGTGGCAGGTTATGAAAACATAAGAGATGCAAATAACAATCGAACTCCGGAGGAACGCCGGGAGTTAGCAAAAATAGCAGGTCAGGCAAGCGGAAAAGCAAGACGCAGGAAGGCGAACTTCCAGAAGACGTTAAACCTGCTGCTTACTGCAGAAATAGATAACGAAGAATGGAAGCCGGTTTTAGAGTCACTCGGAGTTGAGTGTACTTTGGAATCGGCTCTTCTTATGGCTCAGATTAAGGCTGCATTAGATGGAGATACGCAGGCTGCGAAGTTTGTAGCGCAGTATTCCGGACAGAGCAACAGAGCAGAGGAAGATCTGGAGAATAAGAAAGCTGAAACAGAACTGATCAAAGCGAGAAAAGAATCCATCACAGGCGAAAATGAGAATAATGATGCGCTTGATCGTCTGGATCAGATATTAAAAGAGGTGCGGGACAATGCAATTAAGCAAGAAACAGAATGAATATATTGTGAACGCAACTCATAGATGGAACATTAAATCCGGGGCAGTTCGTTCCGGAAAGTCTTATGTGGATACAGCTTTTGTGGTTCCATTCCGTATTCGAGAGAGGACTGGCAAGCCGGGACTAAATGTTATCCTTGGTGTGTCTAAGGAATCGATTGAACGAAACGTACTGCAGCCAATGCGTGAGATTTATACAGAGGAACTGATCGAGCAGATTAATAACCGAAATGTGGCAATGATCTGCGGTGAAGAAGTGTATTGCCTGGGGGCGGAGAAAGTCAGCCAGGTAGCGAAGATACAGGGAGCAAGCATCAAATATTGTTATGGTGACGAGATTGCGAAATGGAACAAAGAAGTGTTTCAGATGTTGAAATCACGACTTGATAAGCCGTATTCGTGCTTTGATGGAGCTTGTAACCCAGAACATCCAACACACTGGTTGAAAGAGTTTCTGGATAATGACGAACTGGATATCTATTTGCAGAGATACACAATCTTTGATAATCCGTTTCTTCCACAGGAATTTGTTGAGCAGCTGTGCAAAGAGTATGAAGGTACAATTTACTATGATCGTTTAATCCTTGGATTATGGAAGAGAGCAGAAGGAGCAATTTATAAACGCTTTGCAGATGATCCGGAGAAGTTCTGGTGTGAAGTATTGGAAGAACCTGCAGACAATCCGGAACATAAACAATTCAGGAAAAATGATATTGTATCGATAGAGATCGGACTTGACTTCGGAGGAAATCAGTCCGGTCATTCTTTTGTGGCCAGAGGATACACAGATGACTACAGAGATGTGATTGGAATCATGTCTAAGCGAGTCATGGCAAAAGATCAGGACGAAGATATAGACAGCAATATGCTGGATCAGCTGTTCTGTGATTTTGTTCAGGAGGTCATTGATAAATATGGTGTGATCGTCAAGCATGGTGATTATGTAGAGTACTGCAATGTGGAATCCGTTTACTACGATAATGCGGAGACGGTGCTTGGTAATTCCATCCGGAATGCAGTGGAAAAGAGATTCCCGTGGATAATTGTAAGAAAAGCGAAGAAAGCATCTATCATTGATCGGATTCGATGTACGATCCGATTGATGGGAGCTGGAAGGTTCTGGATTACAGAGGATTGCAAATCCTTGCAGACAGCACTTTCGGATGCAGTATGGAATAAAGACGTGAAAGATAAGGATGAACGTCTGGATGATGGCAGCACAGATATTGACAGCCTGGATGCATTTGAGTATACGATCGAGCGGGATATGCGAGATCTGATAGAAGAGGTGGAAAATGTTTGATGGTTTAAAAAGACTATGGGGAAGGATAGTGAGCATGTTTAACTACACGACATTAAAAAATATAATTGGCAAAGATGTGGCACTGTCACAGACCATGATCGATGCCATCAATGAATGGAAAAGAATGCTGGTCGGGAATGCAGACTGGTGTGACGACGATACAGTAGAATCCCTGAAATTGGAAGAAGGTATCTGCCGTGAGTTTGCAGATTCTGCTTTGGTGGAGATGGAAGCCAAGATCCTGAATAATGACAAGATGGATAAGGTCCTCCAGAAAAGTCTGTCTGACATAAACAAGAAGCTGCAGATTGGTCTTGCTCTTGGAGCAATAGTGTTCAGACCGCTTGGTCCGGACAAAGCTGAATATGTTGCTGCAGATAAATTCATTCCGATTAGTTTTGACGATAGTGGTGTCCCAAATGACATTGCTTTTCTGGTTGTAAAGTGCATTGGTGAAAATGATTATTACATCAGAGTAGAGAGACACTATTTTACAAATGGAAATCTGACTATCGAAAATAAGTGCTATCATTCGCAGAGCAAAAATGATATCGGACAGAGATGTAATCTGGAAGAAGTCGCAGAATGGGCAAATCTTCAACCTGGACCGATTGTTTATATTGGCATGACGGAAATGGACTTTGGATATTACCAGAATCCAATCGAAAATAAAGTGGACGGTTCTTCATGTGGTGTATCAGTATATGAATCGGCAAAAGGATTGATCAAGAAAGCTGATGTGCAGGCAGCACGTCTTGACTGGGAGTATGATTCCGGAGAACGTGCGATTCATGTGGATCAGAGAGCTTTGAAGACCAAAGGCGGTAAGACTTTCCTGCCAAGGCTGAAAAAGCGTCTTTACAAAGGGATGAACCTTGAAGATGGTAAGGATAAAGAACTTTACAAAGAATATTCTCCTGCAATGAGGGATGAAGCATTTCGAAGAGGATTAGAAGAATACAAACGAGAGATTGAGTTCAATGTTGGTCTTGCTTACGGAGATCTGTCTGACGCACAGGAAGTGGATAAGACAGCCACGGAAGTGCTTGCATCAAAGACTAGAAAATACAACCGAGTTACTGCAATACAGGAGAAGCTCGAAGAATGTTTAAATGGATTCGTAAATGCGCTGGCTTTCTACAACGGTTCTTATACGTCTGGTGTGGAATTTACTTGTGAGTTCAATGATTCAATCTTGGCAGATGAAGAATCAGAAAGGCAGCAGGACAGGCAAGACGTGAGTATGGGTGTTATGAGCCTGGTTGAATACCGCATGAAATGGTATAACGAGGACGAAGCAACCGCAAAGTCAAAGATCCCAGAACAGAATCGGGTGATGGAGTAAGATGCGGGATGATTATAAGAATAAGATGGCCGGTAAGATTGCTGCCAGATATCAAGACCTGGAAGAACGAATCATGCAAGACATTGTTCGAAGGATTGTTAAAACTAGTGAGATCACCAGTACAGCAGACTGGCAGATTAACCGACTTCGGATTCTGGGATATTCTTCGGGGGATATTGAACGGGAAATAAAGAAGACGCTCAATGCTTCTTATCCGGAGATGTTTGAGTTATACGACAAAGTAATCGAAAAGGAATATGTTCGAGATAAGGATGTATATGAACAGATCAATGCAGAATATATACCGTATGATCAGAACGAGCAGCTTAAGCGAATCACAGAAGCAATTATTGACCAGAGTTGTGAAGATTTGGAGAATGTAACCAATTCACTTGGATTTTATTTGGATTATGGAAATGATAGGAAGGTACTGACACCACTTGCACAGGTGTATTCTGGATACCTGGATGCAGCATGTTATGATATCGTAACTGGTGCATTTGATTATAACAGTGTCCTGAGACGAGTAGTTACACAGCTTACGAACAGCGGACTCAGGAAGATAGATTATTCATCCGGGCGAGCTAATCGGGTGGATGTGGCTGCAAGACGAGCCGTAATGACTGCAGTGAGCCAGATCACAGGGAAGATAACAGAGTATAATGCTGAGAAGCTCGGAACTGAGTATTTCGAGGTGGAATGGCACGCCGGAGCACGACCGACTCATGCAGTATGGCAAGGGCGTGTCTGGTCAAAACAACAGCTATATTCAGTATGCGGTTTGGGAACGGTCACGGGACTTCTTGGCGTGAACTGTTATCATACTTATTATCCGTTCTTTCCGGGATTGTCCGAACGTAACTGGTCGGATGAATGGCTGGATGCCAAGAATCTGGAAGAGAGTGAACCGAAGAACTTTGGGGATAAGGAATATACCTTGTATGAAGCCAAACAAAAGCAACGTCAGATGGAATTGGCGATGCGGGCGCAAAGAGAAAAGGTTCGACTGCTCCAGAAAGGCAAGGCTGATCCGGATGAAATTCTGTTGCATAAAGCAAAGTATCAAGGACAGTTAAATGAATATTCCAGATTTTGCCGGAAAATGAAGCTTACGGAAGAACGTGAGCGTATTTACCTGGATATGAAAGGTCGGGTGGCAACAAATAGCAAACGACAGAATGCATTGTTCCCACGGGAAATGATTGAGAATGCATCCAAGGATGTGGTTCAGTATAAGCGGTATAAAGAAGTTCTGGGAGATTATATTGGTTCGCTTGTTAATTTCGGCCAGATGAAATATAATGATAGTGAGAAGTGGAAAATTATCAGTGAAGCATATACAGATGTAAAATGGCAGAGTCAAGCACTGAAGAAGAAACAAATAGGAGAAGTACATTCTATCCCGTATAAAGGTACTCCGAATAGCGTGTTTGATAATTTCAAAGATGGTGCCTTGCAGAGACGTAGATATTACGGAAATGATGGAAGACCAAGATTAGACATAGATATGACGGATCACGGAAATTCAAAAGAACATCCGATTGTACCACATTATCATAACTGGTATCTTGATGAAAAAGGTAACTTGAAACGTGAAGCAAAGCACGATAATCCACTTAAATTAGGGCATGAAATTGCCAATAAAGATATTCTCGAGAAGAGGTGAATGAAATGATTGAGTATAAAGATTATGCAAAATTTGAGAACTTGTCTGAGCTGTCAGAAGCTATAGAGATAGGATTAGATATCGAGTTTATTCTTTGTGGAGAAAGATATAATATTTCGTGGAGAGATGATGAGCCGTTTATATGCAGGTGTCCAGAAGGTGAGACTAATTTCTATACAGATGCCAAGTCAATGCTTGATAAACATAAAATAAATGATAAACAGTTAAAGGAATTATGGAATGATATGAAAGTATTATCCATGTAGCTACCACCAGTCGAAAGGCCGGTGGTATTTTTGTACGCAATTTTAGGAGGTGATCCACTTATCTCCCTTTGAGACGCAGGGTTATGCGTCTTATTTTTATGCCCTGTCATAAGGCTATAAACTGGACAATTACCCGGCCGGGGGTCTAACCGGCTATATCCCATACCGCTGAAAGAGCGGTCAATAAAATATTTCAGGAGGAATGTAACTATGAAAAATATTTATGAGATTTTGAAAGAGTATGGTATGGAAGTCCCGGCAGATAAAAAAGCGGATTTCGATAAGGCTTGGAAAGAGAATTATCGTACTAAAAGTGAGTATGATAATGCAGTTTCGCAGAGAGACAACTATAAGGCCTCTCTGGATGATGTGAATGCCAAGCTGAAGGAGTTTGAAGGTGTCGATGTAAAAGATCTGCAGGGGCAGATCACAAAGCTTCAGGGAGATCTGAAAGCAAAAGATGATGAATACGCAGCGAAAGAGGCAGATCGTGTATTCATGGATTCTATCAAAGAAGCAGTCAAGACTGCCGGTGGAAGAAACGAAAAGGCTGTTATTGCCATGCTGGATATCGATGCTCTGAAAGAATCAAAAAATCAATCCGCAGATATCAAAAAGGCTTTGGAGGATGTAAAGAAGTCAGACGGATATCTGTTCGGAGCAAACGAACCAATTAACAATGCAGTAGGTGGAACCGGTGGAAATGGCGGAGAGGATATTGGTGGCGATGAAATGTCTGCTCTTCGTGCTGCTATGGGACTGCCTGCACAGAAATAAGAAGAGAGGTAATAAAATATGGCAAACACAATTACATTAAGAAAAACGTATTCGACATTGCTTGATGAAGCGTATAATCTGGCATCCATTACGGCTATGCTGGATGGACCGAATGAATTAGTCCAGGAAGGTGCAAACGCAAATGAGATTTTGATTCCGAAGATGACAATGAACGGATTAGCCAATTACAACAAACAGACGGGTTATGTAGCTGGTGATGTAACACTTGAGTACGAAACTAAGAAATGTGACTATGACCGAGGACGTATGTTTACTGTAGATGCAATGGACAATATTGAAACTGCGGGACTTGCATTTAGTCGTCTGTCTGGAGAATTTCTGCGAACACGGGTAGTTCCAGAATTAGACACATGGAGACTTGCAAAATACGCGAATTACGCAACTGCCGATAATAGAGTAACTGGGGCAATTGCTGATGGAAAGGCAGGAATTGTAGCGATTCGTGCGGGTAAGACAGCTATTAAGAATGCAGAGGCAAAAACAGAGACCTGCATTCTGTATATCTCAACAACTTTAAAAGGAATGATTGAAGATCTGGATACAACGGCTTCGAAGAAAGTAATGGAAGGTTGGGCAGGAATTCAGGAAGTTCCATCAAGCCGATTCTTTGACAAAGTTACACTGACAGCTGGTGGAGCTGGCGGTTACACAACAACCGGAGGAAAAGCGATTGACTTTTTGATTGTAGATAAAAATGCTGTTATCCAGAATCAGAAACACGTTGTTTCAAAGATTATTACTCCAGAACAGAATCAGGATGCTGATGCATGGAAGTTTGGTTACAGAACAGTTGGTATTGCAGAAGCGAAAGACAATAAGAAAGTTGCAATTTATGTTCACACTGCTGCAGCATAAGGAGTGATGCTATGAACGTAACTTATGAATATTACAAGGATTCTTTTGGTGGTTCTCTGATTCCAGAGAATCGCTGGATTTCCTTGGAATTAAAAATGAGTGCAAGACTTAACCAGTATACATTTGATCGAATGAAAGAAGACAACTGGCCGGAACAAGCCAAAACAGCACTTTGTGAAATGTGCGATTGTGCATATAAGTATGAGCGGCGTGACGGAAAGACTTCGGAAAATAATGATGGCTATTCCGTGTCATATGATACGAGTAAGCCATTGAATGTGATGTTATATGAAATCGCAGAAGTGTATTTGATCAATACAGGATTAATGAGTTTGGCGGTGGATGATGATGTTAACGAATGCAACGATAGCTATCTATAACCATAGGTACGATTCACTCACCCGTTTCGATACCTGGCATAGAACTGTTATTAAAAATGTGCATATATATGTTGAGCATAAAGCATCTGCCGGTGATTCCGGACTAAACAGTGCAGAAGTATATAAGATCCGTATTCCTACGGATGTAGAGAATGCGGATCAGTATCTTCCGCCGGAAGAATATGCGAAGCTGGAAGATCCGGAAGAACACTGGACCATTCAGACAGATGATCAGATTGTACTCGGCGAGTATAATCAGGAAATTGAGAAGCCGGCTGATCTGAAAGATGTACGATTGAGGCACTGCAAAGTGTTGTCCTGGTCAGATAATCGCTTTGGCGGATTGCCGCATTGGAAGATTGAAGGTGAGTAAATGGCACAGAAAAAGGAATTTCGAATTACAACCCCTCGTGGAAGTGTGTTTACTTCAGCTGATGCGAATGGAAGCGTAACGGCAAAAATAGAGTGGGCACCAGGATTTGCGCAGCGAAAGGCTGAGAGCTTTTCAAAAGCGCAACAGTTTGTTGATTCAGAATGCCTGAGGTATATGAATCCACTTACACCAAGACGAACAGGATTTCTGATTAAATCAGGAACACTTGGAACAGTGATCGGATCCGGAAGTATTGAATATTTAGCGCCTTATGCCCGCCGGCAATATTATGAAAATAAAAGTAAGCCAAGATGGTTTGAAACTATGAAAGCAAGCCATAAAGAACCAATCCTGAAAGGAGCAGAGAGGATTGCAAGAGAGTAAAAAACCGATTATTCAGAGTATCCGTGATTATGTTATGCTGAATCCGGATATTGATGATCGGAAGATAAATATTGACTATCTGGGTGATGGAATGGAATATTCCATTGACCCAATTGGAGCGGATCCTATCTACAAGAGATACACAGATGGGACCTGTTTGAAACAGTTTCAATTCGCATTCACGAGCAAGGAAGCGTATGACGGTGATGCCAGAACTGGTATTGCTAACAGTGGTTTTTATCAGGCTTTTGAAGAGTGGGTCGAAAGTAACAACATGAATGATATTCTCCCAGAGCTGGGCGGGCACGATGCTACCAGAGTAGACGTGCTGCAGTCCGGCTATTTGTTTAGTGCAGAGGTTGACCTGGGGCGGTATCAGATGATTTGCAGAGTAATATACAGATAGGAGGTTGTATCATGGCAGGAGATACAAGCAAAAAGAAATTAGTAGGCAGACATAAGCGTGTTGCGTTTATGGATGTAACCGGTGATGGAAAGACATACACCAGAATGACAGGATTCACATCGCTGTCTGATGGGAAAAATTCCACAGAATACAGTAGGCAGTACGTAGATGAAGCAAGTGAAAGATCTGATGTGGTAGGATATGCACCATCTATGGACTATGAGTTTGACTTATACATGAACGATGCAGTACAGAAAAAGCTGGCTACGATCACGGATGATGAGCTTCTTGGATCAGATGCACAGGTAACGGTAGTGGTAGTGGATCTGTTTGAAACAAAAGCAGATGAGGGAAATACTTGTACTGCAAGAAAGCGTGACTGGAGCGTGATCCCGGATACGGAAGGTGACGGAACAGACGCACTGATCTACAAGGGCAGTTTGAAAGCAGCCGGGGAAATCATTAAAGGAACTGCCACAACAACAGATAGCTGGCAGACATGTACATTTACAGCAGAGTAAAGATAGGAGAGTGAGCCGATGAGCCTTTTTAAATTTGGAAATCTTGAAGCAGAGATTGATTTTACAGATGTACTATTTTTGGAAAATCTTGAAGATGCGAAACAAGCAATAAAAGAAGAAGCTGCACGTGTACCCAAAACTGGAAAGACTGCAGATATTATTCGTGCACAATGCCAGTGTTACTTTAATTTTTTTGACAGAGTTATCGGAGAAGGTGCACATGAAGAAATGTTTCAGGGGAAAATCAGCTTGAATGCATGCCTTGATGCTGCGGATGAGTTGCTGAAATTCGAAAATGACGAAGCGACAAAGCTGAATGGACGATACAGTGAATATACCATACAGCAGCATGGTAACAGACAGCAGAGACGTAATTATAATAAGCAGCATGGAAAGAAGCAGAATAAGGGAAATGTTACTTATTACCGTAATGGCAACAGGTAGTATGCTATGAATATTTTGTTCGATAAATTTCCGGATACAGTTTGCGTGAATGGTGAAGCTTGCCAAATTGAAACAGATTTTCGTGAATGGATACGATTTGCTAAACTGGTGGAAGACGAGGATATCCCCTGGCAGATAAAGTGCCGACTGTTGTTGCAGTGGTACATAGATGGGATTCCGGATGATCTGGAAACAGCAGTTTATGCATTGGGTGATTTTCTGGCAATGAAAATAGAAAACGCAGAAGAGGATGAGAGTATTACCGGATCTGCACCGAAGCAATTGTATTCTTTTGAACAAGATGCAGAGTGTATTTACAGTGCATTCCGAGAGGTGTATGGAATTAATCTGCAGACGATTCCGTATATGCACTGGTGGGAGTTCCAGACATTGTTTGCTGGCCTTCCGGAAAAGACAGAGATCAAACAGAGAATTATGTACCGGAGCATAGATCTCCGGACAATTAAAGATAAGGACGAGCGTAAGAGAATTAAAAAGATACAGGAGATAGTTGCGCTGAAAAAGAAGAATCGGAGAAAAATGACAGATTATGAGATTGGAGAAATGTTTGCGTGATGGAGCATATGATTAAGATCCCGACAGAAAGAAAGTGGTTCCGGTGTCCTTATTGCGGTAAGAAGTTATTGATATATGATGATACCGCCAAATGTGATGGTGTGTATATTAACTGTCGGGAGTGCAAGAGAGAAATAAAAATAAAGATATAAAGCACATGTGAGCCGTTGAGCCGTGCTATCAGAAAGGATGATAGTATGGCAGACGGCTATTTAAATTTTGATACCAAGATAAATGAAAAGGGATTTAATGACGGTATAAGTAAGCTTGGAAAGCTTGGAAAATCCGGCTTAAAGGTTGCGACACGTGCAGTTACCGCACTGGGAGCAGCTGCAGGAACTGGTATTGCGGCAGCGGTAAAAGTTGGAGCTGCATTTGAGGCAGAGATGTCTAAAGTCTCTGCAATATCAGGAGCCACTGGAGAAGATTTCCAGAAATTAACGGATAAAGCCAAGGAAATGGGAGCCAAGACAAAGTTCTCTGCTACAGAATCAGCACAGGCTATGGAATACATGGCAATGGCTGGCTGGAAGACCAGTGATATGCTCAATGGTATTGAGGGTATCATGAATCTGGCAGCAGCATCCGGAGAAGATCTGGCAACGACATCTGATATTGTAACGGATGCGTTGACTGCGATGGGATTGCAAGCGTCTGACTCTGGACATTTTGCTGATGTATTGGCAGCGGCATCTTCCAATGCTAATACAAATGTCTCCATGATGGGTGAGACATTCAAATACGCAGCGCCTTTGGCTGGAGCATTAGGATACAACATCGAAGATCTTTCTATGGCGATTGGATTGATGGCTAATTCAGGAATTAAAGGCGGGCAAGCTGGAACGACACTTAGAAGTATCCTGACGAGACTGGCAAAGCCTCCGAAAGAAGCTGCTGAGGCAATGGATCAGTATGGAATTTCACTGAAAAATTCCGATGGATCCATGAAGTCACTGATGGAAGTGATGGAGAATATGCGTGATTCTTTACAAGAACTTCCAGAAGACGAACAGTCGGCAGCAGCTGCAGCTATTGGCGGTCAGGAAGCCATGTCCGGATTGTTAGCTATTGTTAATGCCTCTGAGAGCGATTTCAATAAGTTATCATCTGCAATTGATAATGCAGATGGCGCGGCGGCTGAAATGGCGGCGACCATGCAGGATAACCTTGCAGGTCAGCTTACAATCTTAAAATCTGGATTGGAAGGACTTGGAATATCCATCTACGAATCTTTGGAAAAGCCATTGAAAGAAGTTGCGGCAGTTGCAGTGTCTGTAATCTCTGATTTGAATGATGCATATAATTCAGGCGGTTTTGTCGGATTTGTGGATGAGATCGGCCAGAAGATTCCGATGATTCAGGGATTTACAGATGCGATCTCTGGATTGGCAGAAAAGACAAAAGGGATGTCATCTGCAGAACTGAAAGACTTTGGAAAGACAGCGCTTGTTCTGACTGGAATAGCTCCGGGACTGTTAGGGCTTGGAAAGGCTGTTGGCACTGTAAAAACTGCAGTTGGCGGATTCAATGGAATTATTGATGGGACTGTCGGAAAGATAGGGAAAATACCTGGAACGGTGAAGAGTGTATCTTCGTCATTAAACAATGCTGGAGGAATGTTCAAGGCCCTTGGCAATGCATTAGCAATTCCTTTTGAAGGCGTGGGAGATAGAATAAGTAGCGCTTTTGGGAAGGTATCGTACCGGGTAGGATATTATGGCGCAGGCATTAAAAATCAATTATCAAAATTGGCGTCACCTATATCCGGAGCGATTGGAAAATTTACAGCGCCGTTTAAGAACATCGGTTCTGCAGTGATGCAGGGACTTGGCAATGTCGGAACGAAAATTTCTGGATACGGCAGTATTATCGGAAATGCTTTCAAACCAATCCTGGCTAAAGCAGCTACATTTGCACCGACATTCTTTAAGCTGATTAACATCGGCGCAGGAGCGGCAATCATTGTTGCTGGTATGGGATTGATCTACAGTCAGTTTGGTACACAGATTGATCAGTTGCTATTACTCGCACAGACCAAAGGACCGGAAGTAATCACGAACTTTGCTAATGGCATTACTGCAGCATTACCAGGATTGGTTGCTCAGGGCGCAACGCTGATCATGGGAATTCTTAATGCCATTACAGTAAATCTGCCGGCATTGATTACTGCCGGAGTAAGTATTATATCTACATTAGCAAGTAGTCTGGCAGCGCAATTGCCGCAGTTAATTCCTTGTGCAGTGCGGATGATTATGACGTTGGTCAGTTCTTTAGCGGGTAATCTGCCAAAGCTGATACAGTCTGGTCTTAAGTTAATGAAAGGTCTTGCAAGCGGAATTGCCAATTCGATTCCGATAGTTGTAGCCAAAGCACCGGTCATCATAGGAAAGCTTGCGTCGACAATTATAACAAATCTTCCTAAAATCCTGACTGCCGGAGTACAGATCGTAAGTAAGCTTGCTGTTGGTCTGGTGAGAGGAATACCGGCCCTGATCGGAAAGATCCCAAGTATGGTAAGCCAGATCAGGAATGCATTTACCAGTGTGAACTGGGGAAGCGTGGGAATGAATATTATAAAAGGTATTGCAAGTGGATTGGCAAATGCCGGAGGCGTGATTGTAAAAGCAGCCAAGAGTGCAGCTAAAAGCGCATTGGATGCAGCCAAGAGCGCGCTGGGAATTCATTCACCATCCCGAGTATTCCGCGACCAGGTAGGTAAGATGATGGCTCTTGGTATGGGAATCGGATTCGAAAAGAACATTCCGATCAAGTCTATGAATGTGGGTGTGCAGAAAGCGGTATCCGGATTGCAGAAGTCCGTAGATCTTGCATTATCGGCGAGAACTGCAGACAAGACAATTGGAAGAGTAAAGAATTATCCGGGATTCGATGGAGGAAAAGATATCGATTATGACCGGTTAGAAAGGATCCAGATGAGAGCTGCAGAAAAAATGGCGAAGCGTCCAATCTATCTGGGGACAAAGAGAATTGATGAGCCATTACCGAAAGGAGCGGTGCCGGCATTATGATAAAGGCATATTATAAGAACAGCAAGGGAGAGGTGCTCTGGTTGACCAGGGCACCTTTTCGTACAATAGATGCGGACTGGTTTGACAGTACATGGGAAGAGACAGAGGATGGTTATGAAAAGGTAATTACCTTGGACGTATTTGGAAAGAGAGAAGAGTTCACGAAGAACATGGAAACGCTGTATAGAATCATCTCTGTGGATGCTGAAACAGGGAATTACGGGCGTTTATATGTGAATGATACGTTCTTGCCGTGTCAGATTTATAAGACCAAGAAAACGGGATGGAAAGGATATGTGTATACGGAGGTAGAGCTTACATTCCTTGCTCCGGAATTGTCTTGGATCACGGTCTTGGAAAAAAGATTTTTCCCGCAAAAAGAAATAACTGCAGATACCGGTTTGGATTTTGCTTGTGATTTTCCATTTGATTTTATGAACGAGAAAAGAGGGACTGCAGAATTTGAAGTTGATCATATTATTCCGTCCGATTTCGAAATGATCATATATGGACCATGCGTAAATCCTAAAGTATTGATGAATGGTTATCCATATGAAGTCCTTACTACGTTAGAGAAGAATGAATATTTGATTATAAACAGCTCGGAGCAGACGATCATGAAATATCTTTCCAATGGAACAATAGCGAATCTGTTTGATGTCCGTGGATATGATTATTCTGTATTTAAGAAAATCCCATCCGGATTGATATCAGTAAATTGGAGCGGAGACTTCGGAATAGATTTATATGTGTTTCTGAAGCGGAAGGAGGCAGCATGGTAATTTTGGCGACAAGGAGCAGAGAAATAGGAACGAATCCACTGTTAGATGCGAATTGCACCTTTGATGCTAACAAAGATAGGGAATTTTCCATCAAGATTGCCAGATGTAACTGGACAGAAAAAATGATATTCGGAAATCTGGTGTATGTGCCAGATACGGAATTTGGCGGAATTATCGAAGATGTGTTGACCGATACAACTCTGGATTATGTAGAGCTGAAAGGTTATACATGGCGTGGACGCATGGCAATGAAAGTAATAGAGCCGCCGGCCGGAAGTGATTACAGGGTGGTGTCCGGGGAGTTAAATGCAATTCTTAAGAAACTGATAGAACCGGAATTTGGTGGATTGTATGTTGTGTCTGGTGCAGACACTGGCATTACAGTAAGTAATTATCAGTTCGATCGTTATTGTACATTACTGGAAGGAATTACAAAGATGCTGAAATCTGTTGGATATAGATTGAGTATTCGGCATAAGCGTGAACAAGGAATCCCGGGATATATTTTGATCGAAGCAGTACCGATTGCGGACTATTCTGATGAGATTGAGCTGTCTAAGGATTGTGGACTTAATTACACGATGGAAGATAAAAGAAATGGAGTAAATCACTTGATCGTGACCGGGAAAGGTGAACTGCAGGACCGAAATGTGTTTCATCTCTACGTCTGGCCGGATGGTTCTTTTAAGAAAACACAGTATTATACAGGTTTAGATGAAATTGTACAAGTGTATGAAAATACATCGACAGAGACAGATGAACTGGAAAGTCAGAGTGTAAAGAAATTACAGGATTTGTGCAGTAAAAAAACGTTCGGCATGGATATAGCAAAACTTGGAATTGATGTAGATATAGGTGATGTTGTAGGTGGCCGGGATTATCTTACTGGGATGTATTCGAGCAAACCAATAGAAAATATCATCTACAGTATTACTAATAGGATTGAATCCAAAGAATACGAATTGGAAGGAGAGAATGATAATGGAGATAGTTAGTGGAAGAACAGGAAAACCACATGTTACAAGCCAACAGTTCCGCCAGTTTATTGAAGGAACTGTTGGGCAGGATAGTTATATTCTGAGATCTGGTGAAAAATTAGAACCGCAATTAGCATCGAATAATTCACTTAAAATTCGTAGTGGAATGATGTGCCATCATGGAAATATTTCCAGTGTTAAGATTGGAACCTATGATGAGGTTGAGTTAACGAATGGCACACAGGGGATGAAAAGAATAGATTTGGTTGTCAATCGTTATACGAGAAATGAGGAGGATAATACAGAAAAGAATGAATGGGTTGTGATTATGGGAACTCCAGCAGAATCCAATCCGGCAGTTCCGGAATATATAAAGGGAAATCTGCAGAACGGAGATCTTGTGGATGATTGCCCGGTATTCGAAGTACATTTTGATGGAATTAATATTGTGGAAGTGACAAAGAAATTAGAGATCGCTCAGACAAATAAGGATTTGGTTGACAGATCTACCTGTCTCCCTCGCACATATAAGTCACAGAACTTTTCTGACAAAGTAGCTACGGGCGTTGTTACGCCTCTTAAATATACAGTACCGGAAGATGGTTATTATTTTGTTTCCTTCAAGTTGGAGGATATGACTAATATTGAATCTGGTTATAAACTGGCTTATACATCATGCCCGAGAACGGGCTGGATCTGTGCACAATCTACTGGTTCATGGACTACCACAGATCGTTTCAACGCATCTAATATCGTGTATCTAAAAGCAAGCGATGTTGTGACACTCTATTACAATCATAATAGTGGCGGAACCGTATCTATAAATGCCGTTCTTATATGTGCGAGACTTGCTTAACCAGCCATGATATACGTGATCTGCCAGCTGTGCTGCATAACCGTACTGCTGGAATCAACACGACTTACGCCGTAAAAATATCCAGAGTTAAGATAATTCAGGTGAAGATCCGTATTTTTACTGTCGTTAAGTGCGCCAAGGATAACCGGATTCCGGTAAGATAGCGGATTGTATTTATCTGGTTCCGTCTTGTGGAGAATCTTCATAGACACGTCACCAGATCCAGATACCCAACCTTGTTTATTCTTTGTGAAGATTCCGTTCATCTGGATTACATTTCCACACTGGATTACACTTTCAAGTGTACAGCTCAGCGGGCAGTTTGCGCCGACGGTTACAGAAAACTGGTCAGTGATGTTTACCGGCTTTAATCTATCAACCAAATCCTTATTTTACATAAAGAAAGGAAGTTATATATGAAAATTACATTCAATGATACAACAGAACTGACCATCCAGTCAGCAACCATCCGAACAGATGGATCGCTGTTGATCAAAACCATCTCTGCTACAGAGGACGAACTCCGGAATACATTCCAGGACGAATTTCGAACCAAAAAGATAATCATAACGGAAAGGGAATCCGCCGTTGCAGAGTATGAGAACTACACAAACTTAAATGCGCTGGTTAAATATACCGGAGGTATCCTTGGCGTAGTGATGTACCGGGAAAAAGAATCTCCAACAGAACGGATGGACAAACTGGAAGAAGCAAACAAGAAGCTTGCCGATGAAAACGCAGAAATATCTGCAACCGTAGACAGTATCCTTACGGATTTCTTACCAGCATTGTTCGGAGATGGTGAGAATCCGGATGAAAATACAGAAGAAGATACCAAAGAAACAGATTCAGAGAACACAAAAACAGAATAGAGAGGAAAAGAAAGGATGAAGGAAATGACAACATTTATCGCACGTATGATCATGAAGGAAGCAGACAAAAGCACAGCAGCAGGACAGAAGAAATACAGAGCATATTTCGTTCGGACGAGCCTCTACAAAAACTGGAAAGAGGATGTTGATACCATCCTGAAAACAGATGGCTATGAGGACGTAATCGTAGACTAGGAGGTGTAGTGCATGGTTACATTAATAGATATCAAACGAACCTATGGTGATGGCGGTATGCGTCTGGAGCTTCTGGCAGACAGTAAGGAAGATGTTCTTCCAACACAGCTCGCAGATGTTCCAGGAATAACCGGTGCGGGGCGCATTACGGCGGGAAGTATCTGCCGGCGGTGGAGATACATTAAGAACCAAGAAGCTGGCACTGATACTGGGAGAATAATCAATTGCCTTGCAGAGAAGTAAAAACTGATGTAGAATAAAAGAAATCAAAAAACAATCAATCAGACGAGACGAATGAATAAAAATCTAATAGCAAAGGAGGATAGGACGTGGAAACATTCAAGAGCGAGAACCACGAATATGTGGTATTTACAGGCAATAAGGATGTAGACGATATGAAATCTGTTTTTACAAGCTATTGCAGAGATTACAATTATGTTAAAGTTGCAGAATTGCCTCATGATGGCGATACTATCTTGATCGGTGCAAGAAAAATAAAAATAGAAGAATAAAAAACATCCGGGGCTGGTCGTATAGACCAGCTCTTTTTATGGAGGCATACATGGAAATCAGAGCAAGACCGTAGCAGGTCTTATTTTTTAAATAAAAATATAATAAGAAAGAAGTGAGGTATATGAAAATGGAACAGGCAAATTATATCAAAGCAATTTTCACGGCGGTATTCGCCTTTATATCGGCTCTCCTGGGTGTTCTGGCGGTGCCGGTAATATTATTAGTCGCATGCAACCTGATAGACTACGCTACGGGTTTGATGGCGAGCAAATACAGGTCACAGGATATTAATTCCTATAAGAGCATAAGAGGTATTTTTAAAAAAGTTTCTATGTGGCTTTTAGTGGTAGTAGGGGCAATAATTGACGAACTGTTGCTATATGCAGCCACAACGATTGGAAAGCCGGTGCCGGTTACATTCCTGATCGCATGTATTGTGGCGATGTGGCTAATCTGTAATGAAATTATTTCGATTTTGGAAAATATACAGGACATGGGAGTAAATATTCCGGCTTTCCTGCAACCACTGGTTAAACATATTAGATCGCAGGTGGAAGAACGGATTAATATAGATGAAAAAGACGAAAAAGATTCTGAGGACGAGTAATCGTCCTCTTATTATTTATGTGCGACATCGCACAGAAAGGAAATTAAGTATGGAAGACAACAAAAACATGGAAGTAGTAACGGATCAAAACGATGGACACGAATACGATGAAGGTATTGAGCCAACACCAGAAGAAATCGCAGCAGCCAAGAAACAGGCAGAACAGGAGGCGTAA